CTCGAAGTCAAGGACCTTGATACGGGCGGCGATGTATGACTTCCAGCGTTTCTCCCTAGGCACGATGGGGAGGGCAACCTCCGTAGGATGAAGAGGGTGCCATATTTCAGGGGGGTGAGCGACCAACCACGGATCGTTCACAGATGTGCGGACATACAGGTCCCAGGTCTCAGACCAAGGCTGGGGCCAGTTGTCTAATAAGTTGGGCAGTTCGGAGAGGACAGTGGCTTTGTCAAAAATCTCTTCGTACTGACGCTGAACGGCAACGGGAATACCGTACAAGCGCTCCACGAGCAGCCGAGATGCAAGCCCCACAGGTACCTGGAGCTCATCGGGGAGGGTGGGGTCAAAATTGGACATCGCTTCTCTAAGCATATCTGCCTTATAAAGGTCCAGATGCTCAAAGGCCTTCCTTGCGTCATGTGAACGCGTGACACGCAGAAGGTAGCGAGCTAGGCTGGCCAGTATAGGGCAACCCTGGTACTGGTAACCACAGGACCAAGCCTTCGCCCTCAACAGGCTAAGCTTGACCGACTGCTTTGCGTGGGTGTAACGGCTTGGCAACCAACCAATGCCCGCTAAGACATAGCGAGGGTCAGTGAGCACCCTCATGTCTTCCACAGCAAAAACCTGCCCGCAGAAACTGGTTGTCTCAAGTTCCGTATGGAGACCCAGTTTCACAGCGAAGCCCAACTTTTCATACCAACTCTCCTCAGGGGGTGACTTTTCCCAAAAAGCCAAACAGTCATCCCCTTCGACACAAAATTCCACCTTCTGGTTGGTCTTGAAGGCGATAAACTCGTGAACCACAACATTAGTGTAGCCATTAAAGGCAGAGGTTGTTGATTCTCCGGAATAGCGGGAAACATCATCCATGGTAATCCGGAAGAACTTGTTAATCAGGGTCGTTTTGGTCCCAACCCATTTCACAAAATTTGTCATCCAAGAACCGTCCGAGTCAACCTTCTCTGTCATATATGACATAAAAGACAACTCGCAGCCCTCTTTCAATTCCTTCGAAAATGAACACTCGTAGGAAGTGAAATCGGAGTCACTCATATGAGCTAGCAACCCCAGCTTTTCCTTCATGGCAAGGATAAAACTTGGCCTCTC